CGTTTGTTGTACATGATGAAGACAACTGCAAGAAGATTTATGGCCATGAACATCATGATGATATGTCTTTCATGATAGATCTCACCAAGGACTCCTGCCAGAAGCTGTCCTAGGATATTTCCTGCGGAGACGATCATCTGGAAGGTTCCATTGAATCGGCCTCTTTTCAGATCCGGTACATAGGACTGGGTAGCGGAGATCCGGATGTTAAAGGAGGTGACGCCCATGATTCCGATGACAAAAAAGCTCAGCATCATGAGTGGAACCGGGAAGTATAGGTTGAAAGCTTCTAGTAAAGCGATGGTCGTATAGACCACGATGGCGATGATGAATTTCTTGTCTACGGGATATTTGTACTTATAATGGATGAATCCTCCCGTCAGTCGTCCTAGAACACCGAAACTGCTGATGATGGTATATAAGGTCACCACGTTGATCGGGATATGGGCGAAGAGTTCAGGATTGTTTTTGAAGAAGGGAAGATGGAGGATATGTATACCGCCGCCTGCGAACATGGTGATAAAGAAGTAGGCGGTGATGACAAGAAGTCCTTTTTCCTGCTTCATATAGGCGATACCTTCTTTAAAGTCCGCTTTATAGGAAATCATGGAGAATCCTTTGCTCTCACTCTGATTTTCTTCCATATGGGTTTCTTCATATTTGATTCTTGTCTCGAAGACAGCTGCGATGAAGAATGTCACTGCATTGAATGCAAACAGCGGTGCAGCAGACCCTGTAGAAATATAGATGAAGGAAGCTACTGGCACCATGAAAGCTGCCAGAGGATAAAGCATGCTGGAAATGGAATAGGCTTTTGAGAAGTTTCCTTTCGATACGAGATTCGGGTAGAAACTTTCGTAGGCTACACTATAGATTCCATCAATGGTTCCGATCAGAAGAACGATTGCCAGAAATACCGGATAATTAAACCACTCAGCCCTCAGAAGGAGAAACATCACAAAGAAGACCGCTGATGAGAAAAAGTCCAGTGTATAGATTACTTTCTTCCTTGAAAATCGGTCCAGATAGGGGCCAGCGAAAAGGGGAGCTATAATCTTAGGTAGATTGTAGATCACCATAAAGAGTGAAAACAGCAGCGTTGACTGTGTATAATCAAGTACCAGAAGTCCGATGGCAAATCCTGCTACAGAATTTCCGAGCATGGAGATGACGGAACCAATGGTGATAATTTTAAAATCATTTGTCCAAAGTTTATTCAATGCATTTAACCGTTCCTTTAACTTATTCTGTCTTATCTATAATTTTATATAAATTTATGACTCATATACAAGAAATATTGTAGCACAAGATGAACATTATCAAGACAAAGTAAAATACAGGAAATGCTTTTTAGGAACAGATTCTCAGCTTCCTAAGTTTATCGTAATAAAACAAGGCAATGTGTATAGAGAGATAATTTTCAAGACTCAAGTATTCTACAATAACGGAATTGCAGATATGAACAAAGCTGTGGATATGGCTACTAAAGATTTCCTGAAGTAGGGAATCACAGCAATCTTGATCCACTGAACTCTGATGAGTGGACTAACCACATCATCTCAGTCTCCCGTGGCAAGGATTCTACACTAGTCTAGTATTCAATGATGCACACTCTCCGGAAGCTCTGCTCTATTTAACTGGAAAGCATGCATTTTTTGAATGGAATATACATACTGAATTAAGCACCATGAAACTCACGGAAGCATCTGACAAAATGAGTTTTAAACTCAATGTTCTCGATTTTAGGATGAATGGATAAGTTGAGTTTCACCTTGAGAACCCTGATCTATACAACCAATGCCATAGATGGTTACCACAGGCAGCTTCGCAAAGTGACCAAAACAAAGATGCTTTTACCTATCGATACTGCGGTCATCAAGATCCTCTATCTTGCCACCATGGACGCTATGGCCAAATGGACTCAGCGGGTCCGAAACTGGGATAAAATCGAAAGTCAGATGGAGATACTGTTCGAAAACAGACTGAAACCGTAAAAATAGACCCTCAACCGAAGTTGACAGTCTATTTGGTATGCGCTTATTGTAGAATCAACAAATCGATTGTCGTCATGTTGCCTGAGTACAGCTCAGATCTATGACCTGTTCCTATTCTAACTCTAGTTAACATCTTAAGTCATGTATAAACACAAATTAAAAAACACTTCCGATCAAAATAATACATAGAATAATTTACAAAAGATAAGTAATACATTTAAAACTGAATTTTAAAGTCTTCTTTAGCCGTGTCAACCCCGGATTATTTTATGCGTGAAAGCTCCACTCTGAAGCCTGAAGAACATAGAGTTAATCATCAGAAAATTCTTTCTCTAGAATAATAAAAGGCATTTCAGGATTATCCCACTTTTTGTAAAACTTAACTAGTTCACTTTGGTTCAATGCGTTATCTAAGCTATTATTCTGGAAATTCAATGCGTGTACATTTGGTATTACTTGAATACTTGCCATTTGTTCTTCAATTGCATACTGTATTAATTTTTTATATAATATGAAGCCATTCCCTTTTTTCTCCATTTTGCTTGGTGTACATAGATTAGCTCTAAAATTATGAAAGGTTTAACTGTAGAAAATCTTAATGTTGTTTTGAAGAAGTCCATTGTAAAAAGGGCTAGTCCAGTAGAAGGTTCCCATATACTAAATTTGAAATTCCTATCATCGAACATATAGTCTTCTGTTTCGTTTGTATTCAGTATTCCATCTGGACTAAACTTATACTCGTAATAAGCTTCATTATCACTTAAACAATCTGGGAAGCCCCAATTGTTGATATATTCTTTCATAGCTTCATTAAATTGTTTACTCATAACTACCTCCAAAATACTCTTTGCATCATAGTAGCACAGTTTTTAAAATACGGAAAAATGGAATACTGAGTTTACTTATTGTCACTCAAGCGATTAATTAGGGTTTGTATATAATTGAAATCTTCATCAGAGAGGTCTGATAGGTCTATTACTCGTGAATCTGCCCTTATTGGTTCTGTAGATTTTGGAGTAAGAAAGAATGTCGCAATAGTCCCCGTGAGCATACCGATAAAACCAATCCCTGTTAACATAAGGATTGCTGCTATAATTCTTCCAATACCGCTTTCCGGGGATATGTCACCATAACCTACTGTTGTTGCAGTAACAAATGACCACCATACTGCATCAGCGAAGGTATCGATTGTCTTATCACTTTCTGCAAAATAAATTGCTACTGATCCAAGTAATATACATCCTAATGTCACATAGATTACGTAAATTAAGCCATTTGTGTTAATGAAAGATTTTGATAATCGATAAAACTTTCTAAAAAAGACTGCCATTCTAAAAATTCTTGCAGCTCTAAATATACGTACTAGCCTTGCAATCCTAAAGGCTCTGAATAGAGAACTAAATGGGATAATTGCGACTAAATCAAATATATTACTTTTGAAAAAAACCTTCTTAGAATGAGACATTATAAGTCTGGAAAAGTAATCAACAGCAAAGATTGCTAGGATCCCAGAATCGACTTGTAGTAAGAAACTATTGGAGGGGACTTTACCAGCTAGATCAAATAAAGTGATTGAAACAGTTATTATGGCTAAAATTGACAATACTACTTCATAAACAACTTTTATTCTAGAATCGTTCATATAGTAAATGCTCCTCCGTACGAATATTTAAATACATTTTGGAACTTTAATATATCATAGCATAATTAATGAATAAGAATATAGTTAATATTAAATATAAAACTAGTATGGAAGAAGTTGAATCAGTTAGGATATAAGGATCATTGGTATGAAGTTGATATACTGTAGAGCTGGAGTACATGTAGATAGAAATTCTTTAAGTGTTAATATCTGAGTAAATACATTAGAAAGAAATTTAATTAATATATTAAGTGACGAAATAGAGAATTACAAGTAGACACAATATTTTGAATAGTAATCGATTTCACAGAATGATATACTTAAATTATTATATAAAAGGAGGTCATCACGCAGATGAAATCAAAAACTAAGAAACCTTTTTACAAAAGATGGTGGTTTGTTACTCTTATCGTATTAATGCTTATAGGAGCTATTGGTGATTTGTTCGATGGTGAAGAGCCAGAAGGAACAGATTCTGTAGCAGTTGCTAACAATTTGGAAGAAGAGAGAGAAACTGAAGAAGCTGCTGAAGAACCTGAACAAGTGAATGAACCAGAATATAAAAGTTTATCAAATGAACAAATCCAGTTGCTAGAGAAGACTTATACTGATTTCACGGATGATGAGATGAAAACTTTCACAACAATGATAAAAGATTGGGGCTTATTGAGTAAGGAAGATCAAAATATCTATGATTTGAACTATTCAAGACTTATAGATGAGAAGAGAGAGTATGAATTAGAACAGGCAAGAATTAAGAGAGAAGAAAGAGAAAAGGCTGAAGCAGAAGCAAAGGCGAAAGCTGAAGCTGAGGCAGCAGAACAATGGGAAATCTTTATAGCAGAGAATACAAAAACACTTGGAGCTGGAACTTTCTATGCTCCGGATCATATTTCAGTAGGTGTATATGATGTATCATTCACGGGGGCCGGTAATTTATTCATTAATGGGAACGAAGGACTTGAGTATAATGAAATAGGTGGCAGTAGTTATGGAGTATCTAAAATAAGAGTATACATAACTGAATCAGCTGAAATTGAAATTAGTGGGATGAAAGTGAATTTTGTACCGGTTCAAAGAACACAACTTCCATCAGAAGGATTCACCTTATATGCGGGATATTGGTCAGGAGCAGATGAGATTCCTTCGGGAAGATATGAAGTTACACCAGGAAGTGGAGAGTCCGGAAACTTTTTTGTTATGGGTAGTAATTATGTTAATGAAATTCTTGGTGGGTCATACGGAGTTGAATCAGTAACGATTAATATCACTGAAAAGGATATTGTCAATATTCGAGGGATGGAGAGTGTAACGTTCACACCAACAAATTAGAAATATAAAACTGTATAACAAAAAATGAATTATTACTTATTAATCTCCATAAGATATTAGTGAGATATTAGTGAATCGGATATTTTATATTGGGATTTGATAAATATACTTAGTTAATATTTGGTAAATAGAGTATGAAATTAATATTTTGAATGGCAAGCGATTTATGAAATTGATATACTCGAAATTGAATTATTTGAGGAGGTCATCACGCAATGCAATGTCCCAAATGTAATAGTAATGAAGTACAGACCCAAGTAGTATCAGAGACAATATCTAAAAAAAATCACAGTCCTCTTTACTGGATCTTCGTAGGATGGTGGTGGGAACCATTAATGTGGATATTCCTTACCATCCCAATGTTGATCTATAAGCTCTTTAGACCTAAGAAATACAAAATTAAAACAGTCCATAAAACTATGGCTATATGTCAGGAATGTGGACATTCTTGGAAAGTATAGTGATAAACAACCCCACATATCGTATGTGGGGTTCATATTTTTCCTCGGTAATAAGATCCGTAAAAAGCTAGATCACACAGTTCTATTCAGATAGTTTTGTATAAATTGGCCTAAGATCAGCTAACGCTACTCAACTTTTTATGAAGAGATGATGAAAATGAAATGTAAAACGTGTCGAACAGAAAGTGTGTCTAAAGTAATCAAAGGTACACTGGGTATGAAGGTTATATATTGCTGTGGGAAAGTCCAGTTGGATATTGATTCACTGTGACCAAAGGTGAGAGAGGCTATTAAATCTTATAATCAGTTCCGTAATTACTATACTTGGAAATTATGAAGGATAGCGATTAAGCTATCCTTTTATCTTACTATTAATTTGCTATTACAAAACAAAAACCAATGAAACCCTAAGGATTTCATTGGTTATGGTGCAGTGAAAGGGATTCGAACCCCCGACCGATCGGGACGAATTTATGCAAATCGTATGTTTTCATAAATCGCTACAAGCTAATATTTTCAGCATTTTTAGAATATATCTTTTCATAACTTTTCAAGGCATGCATAAACCATGCTGTTATTATGCTGTTAATTTCCAAGTATATCTACCAGCACATTCTTAATATTTTTCTGCCTTGCATGTGTGTATATTGACTTTGTAATTTTAGATCCTTTTCTATGTCCGATAATTGTTTGAGCTGTAATTTCGTCTACGCCTTTCTCATGTAAAACAGTAACAAATGTGTGCCTGGAAAAATGCATTTTTCTATATGGGATATCCAAATTCATGAGAAGCCTTTTCCAGAAGTGTGTAATATTTCTTCCATCGATTGGTTCTCCAGAAGATGTTGTAAAAATTAGGTTCATGCGATTGCTGAAGGATGATCCGGCCATTTTCTTATAATTGATTCGTGCTTCTTCTGCAATTTTAAACACTGCTCTAGTCTCATCACTAAAGTTCAGTATTCTATCAGAAGATCTAGTTTTAGTATTTGACAGTTGGAATTCATAGTGTGACAACTCGCTATTATCATCATAAACCCGAACATATTCAAGACTTTGATCAATAATCATAACGCCTTCATCAAGATTTACATTCTTAATTTCTAAACCGAGAACTTCTCCTATCCTCATACCAAAATTGAATGCAAGGTATAGAATTGCACCATACATGTGATGTTTTTCGGATGCTGCATCAAGAATTCTAATTTTTTCTTCTTCATCAAATATTTCATACTCATTTTCTTTTTTATCGATGTAATACTTCTCTTTAATCTCATTTGGGATTACTACACCACTGCAAGGGTTTTTTAGAATCATATCATTAGTGATTGCATAACTAAAAAAACGCTTTAGAAGTTTATTGATCATCGTAAGCTGACTGAATGATTTATCAGTAGACTTATTATAAAAACTTTGTATTATATGAGGTTTGAATTCTGATACCTTAATGAATGATATCTTCGATCCTTTTATATGCACCGAAAAAGTATTCATATACCGATCATATGTGTTATCTTTGATTCCGGATACTTTCACTTTTTCTGTCAACCAGTATTTCATTGCAGTTTCCAGTGGTTGGTTTGCTCTATTTATATCAATTCCGTTTCTGCTTGCATTAACGTACTCATCCTTTTTTCTTTCTGCATCCTGTTTTCCATCACCATAGAAATATTTATATTTTTTCTTGCCACGGCTATCGTAGCCAAGAAACAGAGAAACTCTATAGTATTGTATAGATCCACTTTCAAAATTAGTTTTCCTAGCCATAATACCCTCCCGAAAAGAATATACGTTCTTTTATAGACAAAAAAATATATTAGAACCACTTGATGATTTGCAAGTTAGGTTCAAAAAGAATCGTGTAATTACTAATATTAGTGCCAACGCCATACTTTTGTTTATAATACATTATGCAATTCTCAAGAAAATCTTCTGTTACATCAAGATCTTCTATCATGTCATATTTATTCAGTCGATTTTTTTCATATGAGTCAATAAATACCTGGATGGGTAATAATTTTCTGTAAGCCCATCTTCTAGCTAAAAGTTCTTTCTTCACATTAATTAGTTTTGTCTGGTCTAATATGTTTCCATGAGTTGTACAGTAATGACCAAGTTCTTCAGCAAGGGTACAGTTTTTCTCAGAATCTCTAATAGAATCTTTTATTCCGATAACACCATCACTATAATATCCGTTATTTATCTGTTTACGTTCAAAGATCAATACTTCATCTTCATACTCAATTGCTAATGCTTCATAGCCCATGTAATCACCACCTGTTGTATTGTGAGTATAGTGAATTTAAGTATACAAGAGATGATGTCCTATTTTTTGGACTGTCTTTTCATTTTGACAAACTCTTTAAAAGCTTCAATTTCTTTTAGCTCTGCGGCTGACCATTCTTCATCTGCATTATTTTTATGTGCAGCAATCGTAGTAATCTGATTGATATTCGTTGTTGAAGTGGATCTTCCAAGAAGATAGTCCAAGTCAACATTAAAAAAGTCAGCGATCACTTCTAGTAATTCCAAGTCAGGCTCTCTTTGGCCTTGCTCATAACTTGCTAATCTACTTCTTGAAATATTTAATTTCTTTGCTAACTCTTCTTGAGTAAGGTTTTCTCTTTCCCTTAATTGCTTTAATACTGTTGAGAAACTAGCCATATCAACTATCTCCTTTAGTGAGTTTTCTATATTATCACACGAAATGTGTAGTTAATCAATAATTAGTTACACGAAATGTATTGACACAATAAGTGTCGTAGATTAATATTAGACCATAGACACGAAATGTGTCAGAGAGGTGGTGAAGAAATAATGGATTCTAAGAAAATAGGACTCCGGCTAATATCCTTAAGAAATGGGGTTCCTAGAGATAAGATTGCATCTGATTTAAGAATTAGTGTCTCTGCGTTAGCTATGTATGAACAAGGAAATCGTATTCCAAGAGACGAAATTAAGTTGAAATTAGCCCAATATTACAAAAAGACAGTTCAAGACATTTTTTTTGAAGATTAATGACACTAATTGTGTCAAAAAAGAAAGGAGAATTGCAATGAAGACTATTCAAGAATTGTCATGTCAGATGTCTTTAACAATCCAAGAAGCCGCCAAATTAAGTAATATCGGAATCTTGAAGTTAAGAGGTCTTGTAGTAAGTGACGAAATTCCTCATTTCAAGAACGGTGTGAAGACAATGATTAATCGACAGCTGCTTGAAGACTACATTAAGAAAATAAGTATTGAGAGACGGCAGATCTAAGGGAAGAAAGGAGAAATGTAAATGAATCAAATGCAGATTTTTAAAAACTCAGACTTCGGAGAAGTCAGGACAGTGACAATTGAAAGCGAACCGTGGTTTGTCGGCAAAGATATCGCAGAGGCGCTGGGGTATGGTAACCACAGACAGGCATTAACAACAAATGTTGATGAGGAAGATAAGGTAGTCCACGCAATGGACACCCTTGGTGGAACGCAAAATATGCTTGTCATCAATGAATCAGGACTGTATTCATTAATTCTCTCTTCGAAGCTGCAAAATGCAAAGCAGTTTAAGAGATGGGTAACCTCAGAGGTGATCCCACAGATTAGAAAGACCGGAGCATATATCCCTGATGTATCTTCACTATCTCCAGAACTCCAGCTGATGAATGCAATAGTAATCCAAATGAACAACGATGCTAGAAATATGGCTAGGCTCACGAATGATGTGCAGGAAGCAAAAGAAGAGATCCAAGCAATTAGAGACGCTATCGTAATCAACCCTAAAGCAGAATGGAGAAAAGAAACAGGCAATATCTTAAACAGAATCGGGAAAAATCTTGGCGATTATTCAATACCAAGAAAAGAAGCTTATGAAGCTCTTAAAGATAGAGCGAGATGTAAACCATCAGTGCTAATTAATAACCTTAAGAAAAGAGCATTAGCGAACGGAATGCAGCCAAGCAAGGTTGAGAATATCAATATCCTGGATGTGCTCGAGAACGACATAAGACTTAGAGAAATTTACATTTCCATAGTCAAAGAAATGGCCATTAAAAAGGGAGTGAGCTGATGAAAACAATAAAATATGCGTTGTTTGTGCTTGGAATAAGTCTTTTCAGCGGTTTCATGGCTATCTTAGTTTATTTTCTAAGACTGTTGGGGGCGAGGTGATGAGATTAATCAAAGTATTTTTCGAAGCTGAAGATATGACGAATGCCGAGTTCATGAAAATCGTGCTTCTTTATACCCTTTCAGCACCGGTTATCGTTGCCGGAACATGGTTACTGTACGCTGCCTTGTATGCTTTGACAGGTGTAAGATGATTACGCTCAAATGCATACAGTCAGGGTATAAGCAGGTAGGAATATTTATTGCAAAGACAGATGATCACTATATTCTCGAGGTTAACGGAATAACTCACATGTTTAGGATTGGCGAATGGGAGGAGGTAAGAGATGCAGATCAAAGTATCAGCTGAAAGACTCAAGAAAAAATATGAAGAACGCAGGAAAGGAATAAGGGAAGCCGATAGTTACTTTTTCGAAAGTTATTGCAAGACTAGAACACTCGCAAATAAATCCAGACACGCAAGCCAAAATCCGAATTAAAAAACCACCATACGAACGGGAATTCGTTTGGCGGTAAAGGAAAAATTTTACAAGATGATTATACCACAGGAGGAAGAATAAATGAATTTAACAGCACAACAGGCAAGGGAAATCGTAAATCAGGCAAGCCTATATAACCAGATATCAGAGAGGGCGAGCCAAGGCGACACATCCATGACACTGGATTACATGACAAGAGACATCTTCAAGAGCTTGTCAAACAATGGATATCGGATCTTTATTGAGGGTGAGACCGCCGAAATGAATCAATACAACAAAGAACTCGCAGATGCGTGTGACTTCTTTTTAATCAGTTGGGAGGGTTAGACATGAGAACTATTGAATTGAAAAGAATCGAACTCATGAACTTCAAGGGTATCCGGGCTTTGGATATCGACTTCAACCAGGTTACGAACATCCGGGGCGAGAATGCAACTGGAAAGACAACGATCTTTGATGCTTTTACTTGGTTACTCTTTGATAAGGACAGTAAGGACCGCACCACATTTGATATTAAGACGCTGGACGAAAATAACGAGCCACTACATGGACTTGATCACAGTGTAACGGGAGTCCTCGATATAGATGGCAAAGTCTGGACCCTGAAGAAAACCTTCAAGGAGAAGTGGACCAAGCGCAGAGGTGACGTAAATAAGGAGCTTACAGGCCATGAAACAGTTCATGAGATCAATGATGTTCCGGTATCAAAGACTGAGTATATGAATAAGGTCAATGACTTCCTGGATGCGGACCTTTTCAAGCTGATCACTAACCCTTTGTTCTTTAGTAACTCACTCGACTGGAAGAAGCGCAGGACAATTCTATTGGAGATATTAGGGGATCTCACAATAGAACAAGTTTTAGATTACAATCCGGAATTGTCTTCACTTAGAGAGCATCTGGATAATGTGGACGACATTGAATCGGTGCTTAAACAGACAAAAGCATCGAAGGCAAAACTTAACACTGAAATCAAGTCGATCCCTACCCGAATCGATGAAGCATCCAGATCTATCAAAGAAGATGATTTCGAAGAGATTGAAGCTCTAAAGATTAAAACAGAAAAGGAACTCGAAGAGGTCCAGGAAGCCATCCGTGGAAACTCTGGTAACGATGTTGCAAAGCTCAAGATCAAGGATGACATCTATGAGATCAAGAACAAGATGCGTGACTACGAGTTTAACTACAAGAACAATATTGCAGCTGAGAGAAGGCCCTTGCAGTCGAATATATCAAGGATGACCAACGAAGAAGCATCAATGGAAAACTCACTGAAGATGAAGCGAAGAGAACTCACAACATTGACAAGAGACATCGAGGGTTTTGAAAAGAAACTGGAGTTCTCCAAGGAGCATTATAAAAAGAAATTCACGGAAACCCTGAACGTCCCTGAACATATCAGCGAATGTCCTACATGCAAAAGAGCTTTTGATTCAGGAGATATCCAGAGCAAAATCCAGGAACTTGAAGGTAACTTCAATCTCCAGAAATCCAAGGATATTGAAAGAATCATCAAATACGCTGAGGCGGTCAAGGAAGATAAGGAACAGACCATTGAGAAGATCCATAATCTCAATGAAGAAATCTCTCAAATTGATGCTGGAATAAATCATTTGCTCAAAGAAATTGAGATGTCAAAAGAAACTCTAGACGAGTTTGATTCAGATACTCCTCACTTCACAGCTACAGAAGATTACCAGGGACTAGAGAACGACCTTGCACAACTTGAAATAGACTACAGAGGCGACGATGGAGAATCAGTCAGAAAACAGCTCAAGGATACAGAGCTACAGTTAAAGACAAGGTTGGCAGAATTAAACTCTAGAATGGCGCAGAAAGTACAGAATGAATCACTTGAACAAAGAGTCTCTGAACTAGAAGAACAGCTACAGGAGACCTCACAGCGTTACGCAGACATAGAAAGGATTGAGTTCCTGTGTGAGGAGTTCATTCGGACGAAAGTGGAACTTTTAGAGGTATCTGTTAATCAAAAATTCTCTAAGGTTTCATTCAAAATGTTCAGTACACAGGTTAACGGCGGACTCACTGAAACATGTGAAGCGCTTATCGATGGAGTACCATTCAGCAACGCTAACACAGCAAGTCAGCTTAATGCAGGACTCGACATCATCACTACTCTAAGCGAAACCTACCAGGTAACAGCGCCAGTTTTCTTGGACAACAGAGAATCAGTTACAAAGATCATCCCGACTAAATCGCAGGTAATAAACCTGTTTGTAGACGAAAATGAAAAAACTTTGAAAGTAGAGGTATAAAAAATGGCAACAGCAAAAGCACCAGAAAATAATACACCAGCAGTTCAACAGGTAGCAATTTCAGAAAAGGTTAGACAGCAGATAGCAGATCTAACCAAGAAAAACCAGATTGCTCTACCTTCAAACTACAGTCCTGAAAACGCTCTTAAAAGTGCATGGTTGCTCCTTCAGGAGACGCAAACAAGAGATAAGCAGCCAGTACTAAAGGCTTGCACACCAGTTTCAATTCAAAACGCACTCTTTGACATGGTTATCCAAGGATTAAGCCCAGCTAAAAAGCAGTGCTACTTTATCCCCTACGGAAATCAGCTACAGCTATCGAGGTCCTACATGGGAACCATTGCAGTAACAAAGCGCTTGTCCGGAATCAAGGATGTTAAAGCGCATGTTATTTACGATGGAGACACCTTTGAAACTGAATACGACAACGCTACTGCAACAGTGAAAATCAAAAAGTACAGTCCTTCATTCGATGCTATCGACATTAAGAAGATAGTTGGCGCATTTGCAGTAGTGCTAGGAGAAGAAGGACCTATTCACACTGAAATCATGACCATGGCTCAAATTAAAGCAGCATGGGCTCAGGGAACTGCATATTCTTCAGGCAAATCATCAGCTCATAATAATTTTACAGAAGAGATGTCTAAAAAATCAGTAATCAACAGAGCTTGCAAATCATACTGGAATACATCAGATGATAGTGATCTGCTAATTGAAGCAATCAATAATGGCACCGATGCTGAAGATGAACCTAAGTATGATGCAAAGGACATGATTAGTGAAGCTGAGTTTGAAGTACAGGAAGAAGTGAAAGCCACAGAAAAAATCATAGTTGATGCAAAGGTTAAGAGTGAGCCAGTGCAACAGGTGATGATTGAAGAAGATGAAGACATGTTTGAAGGAACTCCCTTCAAATGATTCTAAAAGTATTAGGTAGCAGCTCTAAAGGCAATTGTTACTTACTCATGGCTCAGGATGACATCCTCATCCTGGAGGCCGGAGTAGGCATTAAGGATATCAAAATGGCGTTGGGTTTTGATTTCCGGAATGTAAGAGGCTGTCTTGTCACTCATGAGCACAAAGATCACTCTAAATCAGCGATTGACTTATATAACATGGGAATACCTATCTACTCAACCAAAGGTACTAGGGAAGCTCTAGAGCTTCCACATAAGGCATCATGTGTAATGGTTCCAGAGGTTAGCACAATAAAGCTAGGCGGATATGTCGTGACAGCATATAGATCAAAGCACGATGCTGCAGAACCTTGCATGTTCCTGATTTATCATCCCGAAATGGGATCTCTGGTATTCGCAACAGACACATACATCATCCCATACGATTTCCGGGGACTTGATCATTATCTTATTGAGGCAAATTACAGTCACAAAATACTTGAGGACAAAGTAAATAAAGGACATTTACACATCAAACTTGCGCAGCGAATAATCAAATCTCACTTGAGTTTGGAGAGCGCAATCAAACAGCTGAAAAACTCTGAAAGCTTGAAAACAGTAGTACTCATACATTTGAGTGATAGTAACAGCAATGCTAAAGAATTTAAGGAACAGATACAAAAATCAACAGGCAAACCTGTATTTATAGCAGATAAAGGGTTAAAGCTTGAATTTAAAAGAGGTGATATGGATGAATAAAGTAATACTAATAGGCAGATTAACTAAAGATCCAGAACTGAAATATACACCAGGGGCAGGAACAGCTGTCACAACCGTAACTCTAGCTGTAGATAGAAGATACACAAAGGACCAGAAGAAAGAAGCTAACTTCATCCCAATAGTCATATGGGGCAAATCAGCAGAAAGTACAGCTCAATATATGCGCAAAGGTTTGCTCATGGGAGTTGCTGGAAGAATTCAGACAAGATCTTATGAAGCCAAAGAAGGTGGCAAAAGATATGTCACCGAGGTTGTCGCTGAAGAAGTCCAGTTCCTGGAGTGGGGAAATAAAACAGAAGGAAATGACGCATCTGGAAATGACTATGGCGGGTACGACGACATGACACCAATTGACGATGGGGATATTCCATTCTAGCAGAGAGGGGCACAAGCCTCTCTTACAAGTAGGAGGTGGTTGAGATTGATGGATGGATCAGCTTACATCGGAAATTACTAGATAATCCTGTTGTCTGTAAAGACAATGATCACTTAGCAGTGTGGATATATTTGTTGCTCAATGCTACTCATACTGATTATGATGTCGTCTTTGAAGGGGAGAGAAGAACCCTAAGACCGGGGCAGCTAATCACCGGAAGAAAGTCAATAAGTGCCAATTTAAAGGTTTCTGAGTCGAAGGTACAAAGAATTTTAAAAACCTTCGAAATCGAACAACAGATTGAACAACAAACAACACCCCGAAACAGACTTATATCAATACTTAACTGGAAAAGCTATCAGCAAAATGAACAGCACTTTGAACAACAACTGAACAACAAACGAACAACAAGTGAACAACAACTGAACACTAACAATAACATAATAACAGAACAACATAATAAGTATGTATATACAGAGCTTGAAAAATTATGGTGTATGCCAATAACACCATTGTTAGCATCGTCAATTGATGACCTTGTTATTCACTATGGAACAGAAAAAGTGATAGACGGAATAAAGATATGTGCTGAGAATACGAAATATACAGTCAACTATCTAAAAGGCGTAGTCAGAAATGGTAGTAAGCGAAAGGGGGTAAATAATGGAAAATCTAGCGGAGTCGATGAAGAAGCTGCAAAACTTAGAGAAGAGGGAATTGGATTCTGAGATTGAGTTTTGTGAAAAATGTAAAGAACCACTGAATAAAATCATCACTCTCTTCGGTAGAGAAACTAAAGTCAAAGTGATCTGTTCATGTAGAAAAAAAGAAATAGAAGAAGAAACCCTAAAAGTAGAACAGGTTAGTAAACAGATGAGACTTGACAGAGTAATGAAAAACTCTCTAATGGATGAGAATTTTAGAAGAAAGACCTTTGAGTCATGGGATAGATCTCGAGGAAATGAGAAAATATTCAACATATCAAGAAAATATGCTGATAATTTCCAGAAGATGAAAACTGAGAATGTTGGATTACTGTTTTATGGAAATCCTGGAAACGGAAAGACTTATGCTGCTGTAGCAATAGCAAATGATTTGCTAGAAAGGTCCATTCCTGTAGTATGCGTATCTATCAACTCATTGCTCGACAGAATCAAGGAATCATACAGTAAGTGGGGACAAGAGGGAGAAGATGCTATATTAAGAAATCTTGCAAATGCAGACCTAGTGATCATAGATGACTTAGGGACTGAGCAAAAGACTGAATGGAGCATTTCGAGAGTGTACAGCATTATTGATTCCAGGTACAGAAATCTCTTACCACTGATCATCACTACAAACTTCACCATTGCAGATCTCAAGAAGCGGTATGGAGATAGAACCCATGACAGGATACTAGAAATGTGCACACCAATTTTAAATGACAAATCAAGTCTCCGAATGGAAAAACAGCAGAATAAAAGTAAATTGCTCAGAGATTTATTGGAGGAGAAGTAATGGCAAAGATTAACAGCCGAGCAAAAGGTGCAAGGGGAGAGCGTGAACTCTCCTCGAAGCTCAAGGAATTCGGATATGAATGTAGAAGAGGTCAGCAGTATTGTGGATCCAATGGTGATGCCGATGTGGTTGGATTACCAGGAATACATATTGAGTGCAAGAGAGTGGAAAGGCTGAACCTATACGATGCGATGGCACAAAGCAAAGCGGATGCACTTCAAGGTGAGATTCCAACGATATTCCATCGGAAGGATCGATGCGAATGGTTAGTCACCATGACCCTAGTTGATTGGATGAAGCTATATAAGATCCAGGAGGTAATCGATGAAGCGTAAAATTCCAAAAAAGTATCGCTATAAACCAGTGAAACCGAAAGCAAAGTTGATTATTTGCAGGTGGAATTATTCACCATTGGGTAGGCTATATGTGGAGGTGACTGTATGACGAAAGAACAGCTTTGCGAATACCGTGAATTACAGAAAGAAATTAAAAGGCTACAAGCAAGGATTGTTAAACTAAAGGACACCAAACAAGGTGTTGTTGCAGATATCGTAAAAGGGTCAAGTATTGGATTTCCATACACTGAGCACACGATACTTGTTGAAGGATTTGATGGTGAAAAAAAGCAGTCATCAATAAATAGAGTCCAGGAGTTATTATCAAAAAGGATTAATAAATCGATGGATCAGACGGTTGAAATAGCGGAATTCATCTGCAGCATTGAACCAGTTAAGGTGAGGACGATATTTGAATATAGATATTATGATTTATTGACATGGCAGCAGATAGCCTACAAGATAGGTGTTACTGATGAATCAACACCACGAGAGATTCATGATAAATTTTTAAAAATGATTAGACAATCCCGAATTACCCCGAAAGATTCATGCTAATATGGTATCAAGTAATTCTATAGATTCCCCCTTGATATAGAAACCCTGGCTTAAATGGCTGGGGTTTTTACTATGCCCAATTAGGGAGGGGATATAGGGGGTGGGTGTTATTAATAGAGAGTGTGATAGTAAATATATCTGTACCAGTTGCGGAAAAGTTACTGCAGGAAACAGTAAAGAAATTGAGTACACGATGAAAGATAGAAAATATATAGCCTGCATGCATTGTGGGAAGGAATTCGAATACCCTTATAAGAATTACGATGAATGCATGAATCATAGTAGTTACGTAAGAGAAAAAGGGGCAATCAAACAAAAACGATAATTGTTATATCCTGATATATTTGATATACTTTAAGAAAATATATTGGGGAGATTTATATGAGAAATAAGTTTTGGGGATTTATACCACCAAGTGAAGATGATTTTATTAAGCTATGGAAAGAAGCAAGTTTTTTCATCGATGCTAATATATTGTTAGACTTGTATAGATATTCATCTGATTCAAGAGATAAATCATTTAAATTATTAGAAGATCTAAAAGAGAGAGTCTACATAACTGAGATATCTCTAAGTGAGTTTTTCAAGCACAGACAGGATACATATTACGAAAACAGAAATATAAAAATGTCATTATGTCAGGATATCGACTTCAAGGAGATAAAAAATAAAATTAATTCTGTAAGAAATAGTATGTTTGAAAATGAAAAAGCTATAAACATTGTCGAGAAGTTTGAAGAGGATTTAAATAAATATTTAGATAATATAGAGAAGAAAATAGGGGATAACGGGGATAAAACTCTTGATAAAATTGTTAATCTTTTTGGGAGTAACGTAATTGAGAACTTTGACCAAAAGAAGCTTGAAGAGTTATACAAAGTAGGTGAATATAGGTTTGAGAATCAAATTCCACCTGGGTTCAAAGATATCAAGAAAAAAGGTAATGAAAAATACAATGATTTTATAACATGGGAAATAATGATTCAATATGCAAAAGAAAAAAATAAACACATAATTTTTGTTACAGAAGATGCAAAAGAAGATTGGATAAAGCAGATTAAGGGTAAGAAGGTTGGACCAAGAGAAGATTTGTTAAATGAGTTCTATAAAAGATCAGAAGGTAAAATGATATACATATATAGTACTGAGGGTTTGATTAAAGGGTATAATAGATATATCGAAAAATTAGATTATAAATTATTGATTAAAGAGTACGAGCAAATCATCAAGGATAAGGAAGATATTGATAATCATTCTAATGCAGTGGAAAAAATTAAATTCAATGACTCATATGTTTATAGTATAAAAAATTCTAGAATGAAATACAGGCTATTAAAACAGGAAATTAGTGAGATTGAAAAGGATTTAGAAGAATTAGTAGAACTTCGAAATGAGACAGCTCATTTCTTAAACATTATTGTAAACGACGATTTAGTCAATAATTCAATGGACGCTATAATTGAAAAAAACTTATACCAAAGTAAACTTAATAGTATAAATGAGAAAATAATTAATATGCAGTATAAGCTGGCAAAGAATATCAGGATTTTAGAATCATTGGAACAAGACTTGTTTGAAGATAATGTGTAGCAGGTGATATTTCAGTTATTAAATCAAGGGAACTCCTGACTGAGTTCCCTTGATTAACAAGAAGGTGACAGCGATTTATAAGTTAATAGAGATAGGGATTGTAATGATGATGGTCTTTACAATCCCTTTTATGTTGTTTGTAATTATTATTATATTAGCAGAAATACGGGAGAAAGGAGAAAAATGAATGTTCTTTGTAGGCAGTAACAATGGTAATGAAGTAAGTGATGGAACTATTCAGATGTATCTTGAATCAGATCATAGAGCTAGCAGCGTTTATGGTCTTTCTAAGAAGGAATTCTTTTGGGGCAAGGATATTACGTTTAACTCACAAGAAGCTGCTGAGAAGTATATTAAGGATTATGAGGTGAAAGGCTTTAAAGTCTATCATAATATTCTCATACCTGAAGGAGTTGAAGATGTTGCTGTTAAGATTGAGACAATAACAGAAGCTTCTACCATAGATGCTGAGGAAGAGGTGAATCCTGTTGAAGAAGTCAAACGTAAGGGAACTGGTAGAGGCAGGAGAAAAGAATAAGTTCTATTGGAGAGCAGAGTGGCAGGAAGAAATCAGGCTAGCAGTTCTAGATAGAGATCACTATGAGTGTCAGAGATGCCTTCATAAATGGGACTCAGAGAAGTATCCAAACGTGAGACCAAAGAAGCTGACTAGAGCTAGGACAGTGCATCATATCTATCCACTTGAACAGTATCCTGAGTATGCAAAAGAGATGTGGAATCTTGTAAGCCTTTGTTATAGATGCCATAACGAAGTGGAAGGTAGAGATTGGTTCAAGTTCAGACAATATAAGAAAAAAGAGATGAGTATGATCAATGAAGAGCGTTGGTAGCACCCCCGGGGCAATTCTCAAAAATTGCCTTTTTGGAGGGCAAGCGTTTTGTATGGGCAAGACTGTGGTGATTTTTCTGTTTTCTCGCGTGTAAGGGGGTGGTGGTATGGCGAGGTATCGAAAGCGAGTGATTTCAAAAGAAAAACAAGAAATCATGGATGAAATTAAAAAGGACCTTTTGGATCAACTAGATGAAAATGGAATGCTAGGAAGATTTTATGAAGATATTATTGATGACTACCTGGAATTTGCAAAATTAAAGAATGAGCTGCAGGAAGATATCGAGAAAAAAGGCATCAGATTCAAGGTTATGACTGGAAATGGAATTATGGCTGATAAGCCAAATGAGTCAGTCCAGAATTTAGTGAAAGTGAATGCACAAATGCTTAAGATTCTTGCTGATCTTGATCTCAAGAAGCCTAAAGTAGTTGATGAAGATGATTTATTGTAAAGAAATTGATGATTACATAAAAAGCAAGGAACCTAAATCACGAGAAATAAAGCTTCTCATTCAAAATATTGTGAAACCACTTCTTAAATCAGACCAGTATTTTGATGTAGATACATATCAGAAATGCCTCGATTACACTCAAAAATACTACTATGAGCTATTTCCATTTCAGAAGTTCATTTATGCACTATTCTTCTTCTATGAAGACGAATCCAAGATGTTTACTACCTTTGATGAATTCTTCATCATGGAAGGTAGAGGAAATGGGAAAGATGGATTCATGGCACCGTTAGCAGATTTCCTCACAACGCATTATCATGGAATAAAGAACTACAATATTGATGTTGTGGCCAATAGTGAAGAACAGGCAAGTGGTCTGACGGAGATTATTTATAACAGAATGGAAGATCATAAAGAGAAAATGAAGAGATTCTTTCGGTGGACCATAGAGATAATCGTAAACAGGAAAACTCATTCAAAGATCACTTTCAATACATCAAACAGTAAAACAAAAGACGGTAAAAGACCAGGAATGATTATATTTAATGAGTTACATCAGTATGAGGACTACTTGAATATTAACGTTCATATGCGTGGTAAAGGAAAAGTCAAGAATCCGAGAGTGGTAATCATAACTACAGACGGATATGTTAGAGAAGGACCTTTGGATGATTATAAAGCATTATCAGAAAAGAGATTAAAAGGGGAGCTGCCAAAATCCAAGCTTATTCCGATTATCTATAAGCTTGATTCTGAAGATGAACTAGATCATCCGGAGATGTGGGTGAAGGCTAATCCATCGTTACCATATATGCCAATTCTCAAAAGAGAAATTGAAGAAGATTACGGTAAAATGCAAGATATGCCACATCTCAGGCCAGACTTTATAACTAAGAGGATGAACCTTCCAAAAGAAGATGCTGAGGCTGCTTTCTGTACATGGGAAACGGTAATGAAAACAAATAGACCATTACCAAAATCAAATCGGTCATTAGCGATATTTGGTATAGATTATGCTGAATTAAACGACTTCGCTTCAGCCGGATTTCTTTGGAAGAATGGGGATGATTACTGCTGGAAACAGCATACTTGGGTTAACAAGAACTCTCCTTTTTTCAAGTCCATAAAACCACCATTATCAGAATGGGAAAATAACGGTCTTCTCACGATTGTAAAAACACCAACAATAGATCCTGAAGAGATTTTAGACTGGTTCTTTGAGAACGCAGTCTATTTTAATGTCCAGATTATTGCAATGGATAAATTCAGGTGGGAAGCCATAAGTGAAAGATTTTTGAAACGAGGGTTAACGGTTGTATCCAAGGAAAATCCTCATGGAGAAGTGGTTCATGTAAGATCTGGTGGATACACACATAATGAGCTAGCACCACTTATGGATGTGATCTATGCGAATGGGCACATGATCTATGGTGATGATCCATGTATGCGCTGGTACACACAGAACACTGGCGTAAAGAGAGATGGTAAGGGTAATAAGACTTTCATAAAGATAGAGCCTAAATTAAGAAAGAACGATGGGTTTATGGCTATGGTGCATGCAATGACAGAGCGGTCTAGATTAGATGTTCCAGAGTGGAATCCTGATAGCAATCCCTATTTGTAGGAGGTGATTTAGATAGGAATTTTAGATTTTTTACACGGAAAGACAAATTACGTTGAACTGCAGAGTCTGACATGGGATGCGGTAAAACTTAAACTTAATGAACTTGCGATTCAAAGAGGAATAACGCTATATGCGAACGTCATAAGTAAGTGTGAATTCAAAAGGGTGAAGGTGGATGGGAAGAAACAGAAGCAGGTTAAGAATGATCTATATTATGCACTCAATATAAGACCCAATCAGAACATGAATGCCACTCATTTCTGGAATAAAGCTATTACGAAGCTGTTTCAGGAAGGAGAAGTGCTTATAGTTCAAGGGTATTTGGATGAGCTATTCATCGCAGATACATTTCAGAAAAATATTTATGCTTATAAACCATGGGAGTTTTACGATGTTGTGATTAATGATCTTAACACTAGAAAAAAATATCTTATGGGAGATGTGATCTATCTCACGATTGAGAATATGACCATTAGTGATACCATGAGGAGTTTTTACTCTGAAATGAGTAGCATTATGGATGCAGCGGTAAATCACTTTAAACAGAATAATGGTAAGAAACTGGTGTTTCATTCAGGTACATCTGTAGCAAGAACTGGAATAGGAGCTGCCCCAACAGAGGAAGAAAATACAGAGATTAAAACAAAAGCACAGCTTTATGTTGAAAAGTTATTTGAGAAGGTGTTTTCAAGTCCCAATGCTATAGTACCACTTCAATCCGGAGAAGAGCTCGAAGAAATAGGTAAGGCAACAGGGCAGAATGCTGAAGATATTCTCAAGACATTAAATGCCACTATGGAATCGGTAGCTATTGGGATGAATATTCCAATTGATATTTTCCTTGGAAAAACGACAGAGAAATCAAATGCCATGAATGACTGGATCACTACAGGGATAGAAGTATTCCTGGAGCTTATTGGTGATGAACTTAACGCAAAGCTTATTCGTAAGGAGGCATATCTAAGAGGCGAGCAGATTTTCATTGATGCCACAAAAATCAATCATAGAGATGTCTTAGATAGTGCTGTAGCGCTTGAAAAGCTCTATGGGATTGGATTTACCCATAACGAACTACGTGAAATATTCAATATGCTTCCAACTTCAGACGATGGAGCAGATGAAAGGCACTGGTCTAAAAATTATACTACTGAGCAAGAATTGAAAGGGGGTGAGAAGAAAGATGAATAGAAAAGTAATGATGAATATTGCAACTCTTGATGCATCAAGCATAAGAAGTGGTGCTTTACAGGAACCATCAGACAAACCATATTTCCAGTTTAAAAAAGTCAACGATCAGAAAACAGAGTTAAGTATATATGGAGACATCGCTTCTTGGAGGTGGTTTGAGAATGATGTTTCATCACACTCTTTTAAAAGTGAATTAGATGCAGTGGAAACACCTGAAATCGAGGTCCATATCAATTCATATGGTGGAGAAGTAGCAGAAGGTCTTGCCATTTATAACATGCTTAAATCGAGCGATAAAGAGGTCACAACTATCAATGATGGGTTTGCCTGTTCCATCGCTTCTGTTATTTTCATGGCTGGAAAGAGCAGGGTTATGAATACAGGATCACTTCTGATGTGGCATAATCCATGGGTTCATACAGCTGGAAATGCTAATGAACTTGAAAAAGCAGCATCAGACCTTAGAAAGATGGCTGAGTCATCTATTGAGATATACAATCAATCATCAAATCTAAAAAATGAAGAGATCAAAGAGCTTATGGATAAAGAGACCTGGATCACTGCTGATGAAGCAATAGAGTGGGGAATAGCAACAAGTAAAGCTGAACCTAAAGTGAAACAGTCAATTGAAGCCAAGACCTTACACTCAACGATTCTAAGACTGAAACAACTTGAAAGAGAAAATGAAGAACTCAGAACAACTAATGTCACTGAACCAAGCGCAAAATCCGAATGGGATTTATATTATGGAGGTAAGTAAGAATGATAAATTTAGAAAAAAATGAAAAGTATCTTGAACTGGTAAAGAACATTGAGGAAGCAACAGCATCTGAGAAATCTGAGAAGATAGTACAAGCCATGCATCAGCTGATTGAAGCAAACTCAGCTGAAATTGTTAATCAGTATAAGTCTGATTTTAACGAACTTCAGGCTAATAAGGAAAACGCAGTAAAAATGGGGTTAAGAACCCTTACAGCTGAAGAAAAGAAATTCTATGAGAAGGCATTCCCAAAGACACAGCAGGCTATGACAATCGAAGATGTAAATATCTTCCCTGAAACTACTACAAACTATGTTTTTGAAGAGATCAAAACAAATCATGATCTTCTGAAGTACTTTAAGACTGTGCCTGCTGGTGTCAATAAGTTCATTACATCAGAATACACAGGTAAAGCAGTGTGGGGAGAACTCACAGCTGCAATCACTTCCGAAATCAGTGCTACAATCAAAGGGTTTGATGTGGAAGCTCACAAGCTTTCTGGTTTCATGTATGTACCAACGGCAATTCTTGAGCTTGGGGCAGAGTGGATTGACAGATATGTGAGAACGGTGCTTGTTGAAGTGCTCGAAGACGGAATCGAAGAAGGTGGAGTAGTAGGGGATGGTTCTACTGGACCTATCGGACTTACAAAGTCTCTGACAGGTGCAGTAGATGGAGTTCATCCTGATAAATCTACGGTAGCTCTGAACTCTTTTAAACCTGAAGAGTTTGCTCCGAAACTGATCCCATTAACTAACAGCGGAAAGAGAAAACTGGGCAAGGTTCTTCTTGTTGTAAACCCTGCAGACAAGCTTGGAAAGGTCATTCCAGCATCTACTGTATTTGTTAATGGAACCTATCAGTCTATCCTTTCATATATCAACGTGGAGCTTATCGAGAGTGCTCATGTACCAGCAAACAAGATGGTGGCGTTCCTTCCTGAATCCTATCAGATGGGGCTCACAAAAGTTGGTATCCAGTATTCCGATGATTTCAAGTTCCTTGACCACCTGAGAACCTACAGAACAGTTGCATATGGAAATGGAAGAATCGTGAATGACAATATGTCTATCGTATTTGATATCACGAATCTGACACCATTTGTACAGCCAGTTACAGTTGAAGGAATTGTGGAGACTCAGGAAGTAGTATAGGAGGATTAACATGACTGAAGAGCAACTAAATAACCTTGAATTAGAGTTAGAGGATGAGCTTCAGTTGATGCTTGATGCTTCTAACGAAGAGGATTTAAGAGTAATGACAAGGCTAAAAAGGCACCTGAAAAATGGTGCTTTTTATTTAAAATCAAAGATTGGAGAATTCGATATCGACGAAAATTTATCTGCAAGATCATATGTAATCAACTTTGCAAGATATGCCTTTTATGGCGTTCTAGACGAGTTTTACGTTAATTACCAGAGAGATCTAAGGGGGCTTCAAATTGAGAATTTTGAAAGCGAATAAGAAGCTGCCGGTTTACCTGGATGGAAGATTTAGTATCTATGTGATCAATTATGGAGATGAGGATTACTCCGTAACTAAGCTGAAAAAAGTAAAGGAAGGAATCTCTTATACAGAACTTCAGATCTTTGATGGAACGAAAAATGCATACAAAGCTGCAGGCATTGAAGTGACAAGAAAAATCAGGACAAGACCGATGAGAATAACTGAGAATCAATTTATTAAGATTGCAGAACAGACATATAAGGTTGAGAATGCCGTAACAGCTTTAAATGCATCTGGGTTCACAGAAACAGATATAACAATGTCAAACTACACTGAGAGCTATATTCTGGAGGTGGAGTAGGAATGACTAAAAAAGAGTTATCAAATATTATTAAGTCAATATTTCCAAATTTAAGAGAATGGTCCTTCAGAGAGAGTGATCTAGCTACTTTCCCTAGATCATTATATTGGGGATATGTAAGAGGTGGGACTAGGGCTTCTGGTATAACATATAGCAAAGACGAGATGGTCCAGATATCTGTATTTTCATTGATACCTGATGAACCGAAAGTGGATGAGTTAGAAAATGTCCTGATCCAGTATGGTTTTAACCCTGAGATATATGTGGAATTCAATGAAAATGACAGGATATTCCACTATTATGTGGGGGTTCAATGTGAGCGTGGATAAAGGATTCCTTGGTGGTGTTAATGATTTAGCTGATGAGCTTGCAGAAATCTTGAAGGAAACGGATGACAATCAAGTTGAGAGAACGTTAGAGATAGGAGCAGAAGAGCTGGCAAAGGATATCAGCAGATTACCAAAGCCACGTTCTCAAATCTCCACAAGCGGATATACTCATATATTAGATACGGTGTCAACTTGGAAAGATGATCTGAAATCAGGAACGAAGGTTAGAGTTGGATGGAAAAAATACTATGGTCCGATTTTGGAACACGGTTCCTCGAAAATGGCAGCAAAGCCTCATTTAAAGCCTACATGGAACAGGAATAAAAATAAATACCAGGAAAAGATGATCAAATACTTGAAACTAGGAGGTAATTAACAATGGCAATTACAAATAAGAAACCTGCCAGAAAACAGACGGTAGGTGCATTGTACTATGATTTTGCTACTGATATTGAAGCGATGACCTTTGCAGGTGCACCTACAAAATCAGAGGTTGTAAAAACCATTAGTACTACAGAAAATGAAGAATCAGAACCGATATATGCTTCAGGAAAAGTGTATGATACCCCAACACTTAGATCCTCAGACGAAATTGAAGTAGAAGTTGTAGCATTTGATCCAGATGATGTTGCGAAAATGAAGGGTGAAACCATCGATGTAAGCGGACTTGTTTTATCAGGTGGAGCAAAGACAAAGCCTTACTTCGCTTTTGGAAAAGTAGTTATTAAGACAGGTGGTCATTTCAGATATCAATGGTTCCCTAAGTGTCAGCTGATTACTAAGTCTGACGAAACATCAACATCAGAGTCATCACCAGCGGAACAGAATGATTCCCTGACAATCAGTGCATTACCATTTGATGCTGCAGGTAATACAAATGTGTATGTAGACAGTGAAATGACTGCATTTCCTGAAGGTCTGACAGAGGAGCTATTCTTTACTCAGGTTGTTCACTCACCTGGAACTATGCCAGCAGTAACACCATAGGAGGAGCATAATGAAAAGAGTAACATTAGCTAATGGAGATAAGGTGGAGCTTTTCTATTCATTCAAAACTTCAAAAGAAATGGTGAATCTGAAGAGTGATGTCAAAAAACTTGAGGAAATCAGTGGAAAATATGGAGACAATTCAGATGTAATGCAATTTGATGATGAAGATACTCAATTGTATCTTGATAGTCTCAGTAAAATAATCTGCGCTGTTCTTAATGGTTCAAGGTATCCATGTGATATTGAAGAAGTTGATTTTCTCATTAATGAGGATTTGATTAAAGCTTCTGTTGAATTACTTGAAGAACAGAAGAAGAAAGAAGAGAATGTTTCAAAAAAAAAGGTTTATCCCTCATCCAAGAAGAAGTAAATTTCAATAAACTAAGGGTTAGTGCATATCAGATCGGACTGACAGAGTCTGATTTCTGGTGGATTAACCCTTTTGATTTTCTTGAGATGATTGAGGAATACAATAAAATCCAAGGAGGTTGAGAGTATGGCTGGTGATCTAAAAAGAGTAGGTCTGGAGTTTACAGCTGATGGGCAAGTCGAATTTAGAAAGACAATTAAAGCAATCACTGATGACATGAAGGAATTGACATCGGCTTATCAGCTTGAAAAGTCTCAATTAGATAAAAATGCCTCCACATACGATAAATTAAACCTTAGATTGCAATTTGTTCGAGATGCGTATGACAACTATGGTGATAAAGTAAAGGTTCTTGAGGATGAACTTAGAGCCTTAGAATCAGCAGAGAATAGAAATGAAACTGCAATTCAGAAAAAGAGAACCGAACTCAATAATGCTAAAAGGCAGATGGAAGAGTACGGAAAATCTATAGACGAAGTCACTAAGAAAATGAAAACAGCTAACTGGGATGACATCTCAAAGGATCTGGACAAAATTGGGAAAGCTAGTACCAATGCCGGAAAGAAGATGTCAATTTTTACAGCAGGAGCGGTTGCAGGTGGACTTAAAGTAACAGATATGGCTTCTGATCTTGAGGAAACGATGTCTAAGACAGAAGTGGTATTTGATAAGAGCGCGAAGACTGTTATTAATTGGTCAGAATCATCAATCGAAAGTATGGGGTTAGCTCAGCAGACTGCATTAGATATGGTGTCTACTTATGGTGATATGGGTACTTCCATGGAGATACCAACGGAGAGAGCGGCTGAAATGGGAATGGAGCTTACTAAAAGAGCTGCAGACTTAGCATCATTTAAGAATATTAAGATAGATGTTGCCAATACTGCTTTGAATGCAGTATATACCGGTGAAACTGAATCTCTGAAGAAGCTAGGAGTTGTAATGACTCAAGCAAATCTGGAGCAATTTGCTCTTCAGCAAGGCATGGAGAAATCATACAAAGAGATGACGGAAGCAGAGAAAGTACAACTTCGATATTCTTATGTAATGGAGAAAACAAACAATGCTTCTGGAGACTTTGCAAGAACATCAGATGGATATGCCAATTCACAGAGAATACTTACTGAATCATTAAAGCAGGTAGGCACGGAGCTCGGGCAGGTCCTCCTTCCAATAATGACTCCACTTATACAGAAAGTCACGGAATTAGTTCAATGGTTTTCAGGACTGGATCAAAGGACAAAAAGCATCATTATTGCAATCATTGGTGTTATAGCCGCTATCGGGCCTCTCCTTATAATATTTGGAACATTGGCCAGTTCAGCTAGTAACATTATTGCACTCGTTACGAAATTGTCTGGTGCTGGTGGAGCAGGTGGACTTACTGGACTATCAACAGCGTTCACATCAATATTAGCACCAGTCGCAGCGGCTATAGCCATATTTGCTCTTGTAGCAGTGGCAATTAAGCAGTTATGGGAAAATAATGAGATTTTTAGATCTGTGTTAACTAGAGCATGGGAAGGAATTAAAGAAACTATCAACATCGCCTGGTCCACAATAATCAAGCCGATTTTTGAAACAATGAAAGCTGTTATGATAAGCGTTTGGGAAGAGGGGATTAAACCTTTGTGGGATAACTGGGTAAAGTTTGTTGGAGTCATCATTGTGAATATGACAAGGCTATGGAATTCGATTAAGCCAATAGTAGATTGGTTCATCAAGACATTTGGACCAGTTCTCACAGCGATATTTAATGTGGTGGCCAATGTGTTTGGTGGAATGGCAACAGGTATTTTAAGGGTTGCAGGTGGGTTGCTGACATCGATAGGATCCATTTTTGGCAATGTAATAAGTATATTCCAGGGAATAATTGATTTCGTGAAAAATGTCTTCACGGGGAACTGGAAAGGTGCATGGGAAGCAGTTAAGAGTATATTCAAGAATATTATGGGTGGTCTGAGTACAGTGTTGAAAACTCCATTGAACTCGATAATTCGAATGATCAATTCAGTCATCGGAGGACTTAGCCGGATCAATATTAAAATACCAAGTTGGGTACCAGGATTTGGTGGAAAGAACTTTGGTATCAATATTCCTAAAATCCCAATGCTTGCTGATGGTGGATATTTATATGGTGGAGCAGCAATTGTTGGTGAAGCTGGAGCTGAATTGTTGACCCAACAGGGTGGAAGAACTAGGGTTACACCGCTTAATGGTTCTAATAATCAAGGAGATATTATCGACTATAGAAAAATGGCACAAGCATTTGCATCTGTAATGGCTAATATGTCCATGTATGTAGATGAAGATGGTGTAGCGAAGATGGTTGATAAGAGATTAGTAGAGGTGATGGCATAATGTTTAAATTTAGAGGGATTTCAAGTGAACAGATGAAAGTTATCGTCAGAGAAGAGGATTTTATTGCTAGAGCTACCCAAAGATTTGAAGGAATTTCCATTGATGGTAGCGATAGAACAGAATTAATTCAACTAGGATATGCGCAGGTGCATAAGGAATTGGATTTACAGATTATCGATGCTACTAGGGTTGATGAAATCCTTTCGTGGCTTAATGGAGAAGGCGAACTTGAATATAATGGAAGAATTTCTAAAGTATATTTCTATGATGGATTTGACGTAAATAGGTTTGTAACATTGAAAAGAGCAAAGATCAGTTATATCAGAGATCCTTTTTGGTATAAAGATGATGATTCTTATGTTTCAGTAACTACAAGTGTGATTAACGAAGGAAACATTTATTCAAAACCTACAATTAAGCTCACTGGATCAGGAAGTGTAGACATGTCAATAAATGGGATCAGGTTCAAGTACTCGTTCACTGATCCCTATGTAGAGATTGATTGTGAAAAAATGAAAGAAACTTATGCCGGTTTATCAAGATCAAGAAATATCGAAATAGGACTTGAGTACCCACATCTGATACCAGGGGACAATCCTATTGTTATTCACAGCGGAACATGCACGATTCAAATGATAAGAAAGGATAGATGGCTATGATTAAAATATTTAATTCTAATGATAAGAGCTACACAACAAATGGAAACATAGCCATCCAGCCTTCAAAGTGCATTGAGACTAAGAATGAAGGATTTAGTGGATGGGAAGTAGATGTGGAAGTGCATCTGAAGTACAAGGATTTCATAGCTCATGACAATATCATTGTCGTGCCTACTAAATCTAGAGGAGAGCAGCCATTTAGAATTCAGAACCCTGAGATTACACAAAGAAACATTAAGTTTAGAGCTATACATGTAGCGTTTGATACTTCAAGATACCTCATACAGGATATTTATCCACAAAGCCTTAATGGATCAGCATTACTCGATTGGATCAATACCAGAACAGATAGACAAAGCCCTTTCACCACAGCATCTGATGTTTCAAATATTGGAACAGCAAGGATTATTAGAAAAACATTACAGGAAGCCTTTCTAATCGCCCAGGAGCGTATAGGAGGTTTTTTTGATTTTAATAAGTGGGAAATCAAGCTGTTATCTTCAATAGGATTAGATCGTGGAGAAACAATCAGATATGGGAAGAATCTTCAAGGTATTAGGGTTTATGAGAACTGGGGTAATGTGTGTACAAAACTTCTCCCCATAGGTCCAAATGGTGTCACATTGCCTGAAGTATACCTTTATTCAGATGTCCAATATGACGAAGTTTATGCTAAAGCCATATCTTTCGAAATTCAAACAAATGAAGGTGAAGAACTTACAGAAGATGAAATAATCAATAGATTGAGATTGCTTGGTGAAGAGCATCTTGAGAAAAATAAGTACCCAGAGATTCATTACGAAGTTCAAGCAGATATAGATCAGACTCTCGATATTGGGGATACGGTCTATACAGTTACAAAACAGATTGAAGTTCCGACAAGAGTACAAGGTTATGTTTATGATGCAAATAAAAAACGTGTGACCAAGCTTGTCTACGGTAATTTCAATCGAGATGTGAGACGGATTTTCAATACGATTAGAGAAGATATTAATCATGCCATTGAGGCTAGTTCTACAGCGAATAAGCTTATACAGGAACAAAGTAGCATAATCAATCAGTTAGGGAAGCTTGGGCATGTTTACCAGGATGAAAATGAGATTATGATTTTAGATAATATACCAAAGGAAACAGCTCAAAATGTTTTAAGAATCAGCCTTGGTGGTATTGGGTTCAGTTCTACTGGAATTGAAGGACCATTTCCAAGTGCATGGACTTTAGATGGTAAATTTAATGCTTCGTTTATTCAGACAGGAATTCTTAATGCATCTCTTTTGAAAGCTGGGATGATTCAATCACCAGATGGACAATCCTATTGGAATTTAGACGATGGAGAGATTGTTCTTAATGTTCAATCTCTAAAAATAAATGCTAAGAATGTAGCAACTGAGGAAGATATTGAAAATATTGAACTCACTCCTGGACCTGAAGGTCAGTCAGCATATGAAGCAGCAGTAGCCAATGGGTTCAATGGTACGATACAAGAGTGGCTTGCCAGCTTAGAAGGACCACAAGGACCTCAGGGTATTCAAGGTCTTCAGGGTGATAAAGGTGATCAAGGTATCGAGGGGCCAATGGGGCCAGATGGACTTTCAAGCTACACACATATAGCTTATGCAAACAGTGCTGATGGCACAGAGGATTTCTCAACTAGTGACTCAAGCCGTGACTACATTGGTATGTATACAGACTCAGTTTCTACTGATAGTTCAAACCCAGCAATGTACCACTGGACTCTTATCAAGGGTGCTGATGGTTCACAGGGTATACAGGGTCCACAAGGTCCAGATGGACTGGCATCGTATTTCCATATAGCATATGCAACGAATGCCACCGGAACAGCTGGATTCTCCACCATAATCAGCACCGGAAAAACCTACATCGGACAATATACTGACTTCACCGCTTCCGATTCCACTGATCCTAGCAAATATTCATGGACACTCATCAAGGGAGACAAAGGTGATACTGGTGCTCAGGGACCTCAAGGAGTCCAAGGTCCATCAGGTCCTACACTTTATACATGGATCAAATACGCTGACACCCCTACAACTGGAATGAGTGACACTCCTACAGGAAAGACATATATAGGGATTGCTTATAATAAAACCACACCAACCGAAAGCAATGTTTATTCAAACTACAGTTGGAGTCTTATCAAGGGAGATCAAGGACCTGAAGGACCACAAGGACTTCAAGGACAGACTCTATATACCTGGATCAAATATTCAGCCTCCGCAGACGGAACGAACCCCACGGACGATCCCACAGGTGCAAAATATATCGGGATAGCATATAACAAGACGAGCCCGACTGAAAGTACAAACAAGGCCGACTACACATGGAGCCTTATCGAAGGCCCCCAGGGTCCTCAAGGAATCCAAGGTCCCCAAGGTCCCGAGGGTCAAACGTTATACACATGGGTAAAATACGCGGACAATGCGTCAGGGGTAGGAATGAGCGACAGCCCTACAGGGAAAACCTATATCGGTTTAGCTTATAACATGACAACCGCCACCGAGAGTTCCACTGCTACCGACTATTCATGGTCTCTTATAAAAGGTGACCAAGGAATTCAGGGACCACAGGGACCTCAAGGTCAGACGCTTTATACTTGGATAAAATATGCAGACACGGCCGTAGGAGCTGAAATGGGAGACAGCCCCACCGGCAAAAAGTACATGGGTATCGCATATAACAAAACAACCGCGGCAGAAAGCAATACTGCGACGGATTACAACTGGAGTCTTATCGAAGGACCTCAAGGACCCCAGGGAATACAAGGACCCTCTGGATCATCCCTTTATACTTGGGTCAAGTACGCTGATACACCTACAAGTGGTATGAGCAATTTCCCTGATGGAAAGACGTATATGGGTATTGCCTACAATAAAACCACAGCTACAGAGTCTTCGACTTATGCTGATTACACATGGTCCCTCATAAAAGGCGCACAGGGAGATCAGGGAATCCAAGGGCCTACAGGTCCACAAGGAAATCCCACATACACATGGGTTAAATATGCCGATACGGATACTGGTTCAGGGATGAGTGACAGCCCCACAGGAAAGAGATTCCTGGGATTAGCCCATAATAAGACAACTGCGACTGAAAGTACGAACCCGAATGATTATAACTGGTCCCCTCTTTATGACAACGTTCAGGTTGGCGGGAGGAATTTGCTTGTCAACTATCTTCTGTCAACAGGCCACTATGCAGACGAACAAGGCTCAACAATTCGTAGCTACAAATATTTGGGTGAGCCCAACACAAATTATTTTTTATCAACAGATATTCCAAAAGCAAATGTGTCCACATATGATTTATGGTTTGGAACCTATCCCTTTACCGCATCTTCTGCATCCAATGGCGTTGCAGTTGGTGAGCCCAGAATGATAAACTCTGGGGCGAATGGGGAAATTGAAATTACATTTAGAAGTGAGGCACTCATTAATAAAGTGGTTTCTGAAGAGTATCATATCAAGCTGGAAAAAGGCAACATCGCCACTGACTGGACACCTGCACCCGAGGATATTGAAACTAGGGTGCATAGCGTTGAACAGGAAATAACACCCAGTGCTATAACTAACACTTTCTTAACCGAGTTCAGTAAAGCTGATACAAGAACAATTACTAAAGGTATCATCAAGCTGGACCAGAATGGAATAAACGTTGCAAAATCCACATCGGAGGTAAACACTCAAATAGCTCATGATGGGCTGTCTGTTAGAGATGGAGACACCACGCTAGCAAGCTTTGGAGAAGCCGGGGCAGTAATTCCAAATGCTGATATTGAAGTGCTCTCAAGTCCAAAAGTAGTTCAGATGAGACCAGCTGTAACAGTTAATGTCGGTTCAGGGTATTCGTTTAATAGCGTTAATGATGCTCTAGATTGGATATTCCCTACGGGTACAAGATTCATAGAGGACTATGTTGTTATTAATGTGTATTCTAATCTGGCTGAAGACATACTGATAAGTAATATACACGGAGGCAAGCTAATAGTTAACATGATCGGAAGAACAATAACCGGTTCTATAGAGGTCAGAAACTGCACAGCCAGAGTAGAATTAAACGGATCCAGTTCATCGTATGGAACAGTTAAGAAGTACAATGAGCCTATATATGTCCACAATTCTAGGAATGTGTACGTATACTACATGAACATAAACGGAGATGGTGGTTCGGCAGGGGTCAAAGCCGATTATGGAAGTATTGTACATATGAACTCCGTAGATGTAGTTAATTGTAGTTATGGGGCTTTATCCAGCGGTGACTCCTGGATTCTGATGAGAGACTGTATAGGAAGCCCTATTGCGGCTGGAAGAGCTCAATACGGGGGCTCAATAAAGGCTGTAGGAACCGTGCCTAAGGGTACTAGTGGACGATGGGGAAGAAACAAAGGATACATACAGGAATTTGACACCATTACAGAGGTTCAATCAGCCTATTCGCCGCCCCCAGTTACTAGTCAAGTATTCACACAGACTTTCACTTCAGCCACCTTCGATACACTTGTTCATGGGACAACCTCTGTTGATAGCTACTATGGATCTACAGCTACACAGAACCGATGGGATTCTAGTATGGGGTGGAAAGATGGTAGGGTAAGACTAAGTAGTGCGATTTACAACTTCTTCAATGGTGGGGCCAATATTTCGATCAGATACAGGCTGAGAAGAAAGAACAGTACCCATGGTAGCAGTCTGACGGTTAAGCCAGCACCGTACAATCACTCAGCATCATTCTCAACCGGTGCAACAAGAGGTGGATGGACAAGCTGGGCAACTGTACCGAGCAGTTTGTTTACATCGGCTGGTGCGACTCTCACATTCTATAATGGCGTACAGGGGTCTTCTGGCTATGCTATCTGGGATGCTATTGAGGTCGAGGTCACAGTGACGAAACAAGTATAGGAGGAATTCAATGTTCTATTTAAGTGAAGAGGGGTGGAAGCCTTTCAAAAAGACCATTACATTTAAAGAGACCGTACATCTTTATGACAATTCTGATGAGGCTTATAAGGACAAAGAGGAAATGATGTCTACAGACATTGCTCTCATTGAGGAACAACTCAGAAGGCTTGAGACCATTAAGCACATAGAAGCCATGGGAATAGAAGACGTGAAGAACTATGTTCTCAATGGAGAGATTTCAGATGACTATCTTGTAGAGATGAAGCAGGAAGTAAAGGCTGAAGAGACCAGACAAAAGCTTGCTAGACTTATCAGGTGGGATGAGTTAACCACAGAAGAGATGAAGGATCTGATTGATGATTTTAAAGAGTATCGTATAGGTTCATTTTATGTATCAGGAGACATATTCAACTACAACAGTCAGCTTTACCAAGTGCTGCAGGCACATAAATCGCAAGAGGACTGGCAGCCAGAACAGACACCAGCGCTATACAACCCCATAGCACCACCATCAGTCATAGCGGAATGGAAACAGCCTGCAGGTGCTCACGATGCGTATAGTAAAGGTGATAAGGTGACCTTTGAAGGACTGGTGTATGAAAGTCTGATTGATGGGAATACCTGGTCTCCATCAGCTTATCCGCAAGGATGGAAAGAGATATAGATAGTAAAACATCTGCTGATAATTGCGCAATATCCGCCAATTGTGCCTATATTATTGATTACATAATCTTGAAGAGTTAAGAAACACGGGAACTATGCTCTGCACAATTTACAGCAATTGCGAACTTAAAAGAATTTTAATTAAAGGATCTTCCAAAGCGGGAGGTCCTTTAGTTTATAAAAAATAAGGAGTGAAGAGAAAATGACACTAGATAAGAAAATTGCACTAGGTATCTCGATTATTGGAACTATTATCGCTAAATGGCTTGGAGGATGGGATATGGCTACACAGGTGCTTGTACTTTTTATGACAATGGATTATCTGACAGGCATCACAAGGGCTTTCATGGATAAGGTCCTTTCAAGCGCTGTAGGCATCAACGGCATTCTCAAAAAGATTGCGATCCTAGTTGTTGTTGCGGTAGCAGTAGGTATCGATAACATCACAGGAGCGCAAGGAGTGGTTAGGTTAGCTGCTATCTGGTTCTACATCGGCATGGAAGGCATTTCTATACTAGAGAATGCTGCATGTATTGGAGTGCCTATTCCGGATAAGATTAAAGATGCATTGCTACAGATTAAAGATGGTGGAAAAAAATCTACTACCATAGTAGAGACCACAGTTGTTACTGAGACCATCAAGTCTGAGGAGGATGTTAAAAAATGAAAGAATTCATTAAATTCATTACTCAGAATGCTTGTTATCTTTGGAACAAAAAGAACAACATTAGCATAAAGCCCACACACATCATTATCCACTCCACAGCGACTCCTGGAGTTATTGCCAAGGAGTGGTTTGATCGCTGGAACAAGTCTTCAATTATGGTGGCAGTCCATGGATTCATTGATGATCTGGAGTTTTGGCAGCTGCTTCCGTTTAACATGTGGGCGTGGGGAGTTGGTGGAAAGGCCAACGGATATGCACTGCAGATTGAAATGTGTGAGGACAAGGACCATGATCCAGAGTATTTTAGGCAGGTCCTGGCCAATACTATCAAGAAGGTCGCTGAGTGGTGTAAAGAGTTTAACATCCCGGTAGACAATGTGATCGGTCACTATGAAGCATATTGGAAGAAGATAGGATCCAATCATGCGGATCCAAGACACTGGTGGAGTAAATTTGGGTATACTATGGAAATGTTCAGATCAGATCTGCAGAAAGTGATTGATGGACCTATTAAGGAAGAACCAAAGAAACCAATTGATGAGAAGATCTGCATTGAAAATCTAAATCTCAGATATGGCCCTGGAATGAACTTTAAAATTTTGACTACGATGCCGAAAGGAACAAAGGTAGACATCTTCTCTGTATCGGGTATATGGGCGAAGGTGAAGTATAAAGACCGGGAAGGATATTGCAGCATGAACTACCTGAAAGAATCCCTCACAGGCTATGTAATAGCTTCAGTGCTTAATGTGAGAGCTGGTAGGGGGATAAGTCATCCGATCCTGAAACAGATTCGCAAGGGTGATCCTGTGGTTCTATATGGACTTAAAGACGGCTGGTGGGAGACACCTACAGGATTTGTCTCTGCTGACTGGATTTCTTATGAGAAGGCTGTTGCACCTGTTGTTATAAAAACGAAGGAAGGTGTTGTTACTGCAATAATTGGTTTAAATGTTAGAAAGTCTCCTGGAGGAGCTAAGGTCGGTGCTCTTAGATATGGAACTAAGGTTAAGATATATGAGCAGTATGGTTCCTGGTATCGAATCGGATCTGGACAATGGGTGTCATCATCATACATAAAGCAAATATAATCAATATGTCGGGGCTTCATAATTATGAAGC